TATCAATAACAAATTGTTGTTCATTAATAATCTTATCATATTTCTTAATAAAACTATTAAGACTATCTCTTAAAGATTTAATAGTTTCATCATTTCTTTCAATACCTAAAAACTTACGATTAATATGTCTACCTAAATAAGTAGCTCCAATACCAATCGTAAGAATCAAAACAATATAAAATATATATCGAACAGTATCTTTCATAGCTTACAAATCTAAATCCATTTCATTAATAAGAACATAAGATTGAGTTCCTTTACCGATTGCCTTATCAAACAAAGGAATAATAATATCATTCCATTGATTTACATCTTTGATAACTTGACAACCAGCAGAATAAAGACCAATCTCATCACTTACTTTCCAGCTTGACGCCCTATGTAAATTAATACCAAACATACCAAAGTCAGTATTATCGGTAATATCAATTTTGTCATCTCGGTTATTGTCACGAATTACTTGACAAGGATTAGCTTGAACAAGTGCTTTATATTGTCCTTTATGTTTACCTATTTTCCAAAGAGCTTTATGTACACCTTCTCGAAGAACTGCACAACCTTTATTATTAACAGGAGTTTCAAGATTTAGATTACTTGGGTCAGTAGTAGCTTCAAAAACCATACATTCCCATATATTAAAATCTCGTTCATAAAACATTACAATAACATCATTATAATGTTTAGTACAACTATTTTTAGAACGAATACCCCAAATATTAAGATTAATAGGATAACTATCATTTTTCCTAAATATAGGATATTCTAAATCTTTCGCAATTTCAATAAGTCTATTCGGTAAATCATTTATACCAATAAGTTTATTAAATAATGCGTTATATTTTGATTCCTTAGTTGCTTTCATATTTGTAATACTTTTTGTAACTTGTGTGGGCCTCGCTCCGCTCGGCCTTTCGGGTGCTCCGCACCCTCACCCGGTGGGGGAGTGGGTTGGACGCCCACTGGCGACACCATTTGTATCATCACTTATAACACTTTTATCGTCCAAACTAAATTTTATAGTTGCCTACGATAATTACTATTAAAAATCCTAATAAGATTTACTGCAAGTTTACCACGAGTATCTATATAATAAATCTTAATAGTTTTCATAGCTTAAAAAAGTGTTTTAGCAGTTTTATAAATATGTTTACTTGAATAATCAGCAATCATCATTTCGACTTCATTTTTAAGATAAGGAATATCATACATTTCTACGACTTCCTCATCTTCTTCATTTTCGTCTTGAAATTGATTCTGAATAGTTCTAATATGACAGAGAATAATTCCTACATTTTTATAACCCCAGCTCTCAACAAGATTAGCATAAGTAGAAAGTTGCATTGCATAATGATTACCTATACTATCAGCAAGGTGGTCAAGCGGTGCACCAAAATATTCCTCTTTATAAATAAAATTATTTAGGTCAAGTGTACCATCAAGTTTCTTATCATAATAACCACTTTCAAATCTAATTGGAGCTTTATTAGTTTTCCAGTCTAAAATAATAAATTCCTTATCACGAATTAAGAGAATATCAATAAGACCGGAAACAAGGTTTTGACTATCATAAACACCAATCTCAGCGTAAATATGATAACCTTTCATAACAAGAGCAGCAATCAGACTAAATATATCAGGATACTTTTCTCGAATACCAGTCTTAACAAAATATTCAAGATTTAGCTTACCGTATTTATGACTACCAACAATATCATCTATCGTATAGATTCTATCATTGATAAAACCATTAGCGTTCAGCTTATATCCATTACAAGTCTTAATAGCAGTTTCAAGGTAATTATGTTTCTTTGTTCCTTTATCACAAGCCTTAATAGTTTCTTGTTCCCATTCCCAAAGAATTTGTTTCTTAGTTTTACCTTTATATTTTTGATATTTTGGATGTCGAGGATTCTTACCTATACGTTCACACGCTGCGGCAATTTCTTCTTTCTTAAATTCTTGTGTATATTTACCAATAAGAGTAGTAACAGATATGTAACCATTACCTAAATCATCTGTGTACTTATGTTCCTCTTCATTAAAGTACAGTATTCTACCCTTTGGCAAAATCTTTTCTGAAACGCATTTTCTTCCCATCTTCTTCGGCAGTTCTACGTCTACGACGATTAGCAATATGATAAGCAATAATCTTTGCTTTACGTTCCTCTCGACTTAAACCTTCAAGTTCCTCAGCATGAGTTTTCTTAAAGAACTTAGCTGGACTGTATTCAAATCTACCAACACGAGGAACACTGACAACTTCATCTCCTCGCATCATAGCTTTGGCAACACTATCCTTTTGTGTTCTTTCTAATAACTCTAATACTTTCGCCTTTTGGTCAGGTCTTAACTTTTCCCAAGCCGCAACACTTCGTTTATAAGAAGCAGGTCGTCGAAGAACATAAGGTTTAAGATGTTTTTCAATACGTTCATCTACGAAAGGAACTAACTTATCATAAACAAAAGGATTAAGCATAGTTTAATTATTAACGGCAGGAGATTCAATCCAAACACCTACGATAGAATATTCATCTACAAGAACAAACTCACTAAACTTAACAGTTCCAATACCAATAATAGATTTACCTTCACGATGAACTTTCTGTTTAGCTGCAAGTGTTTGAGTATCGCCCGGCATTTGAATAAGAGTAGGAATACAACCGTTTTCCAGTTTTACTTTATCTCCAACATTAAGACCTTTGACATTTTCGGCAACAGCCATAACAGTATAATCCTTAGCTGGAATCTTATTAATCTCCTCGTTATTAAGAATATTAAGGGTAGATACTTCAAAATCTGCACGAAGAAGAACTTTGTTACCACGAGGACTAAATGCAATTTTTGTTTCCATAGTTTTACTTTGTTTAGGATTTACATTATTATAACTACGAGTACAAATATATAATATAATCTTATCCCATGCAAGCAAATCTAAATAAATTTCAAACTGAATTAATAAAATTATCACTATCAGAAGCAGAATTATCAATAAGTCTAATAGTAATTACAGTATTAGCGATTGCAAGACCTCACAAGTGGGCGTCCAACCTGCTCTCCCACCGGGAGTACACAAGTTAAAACTAATAAAATCTCTATTGAAAGCTCTTCAAAGTTTATCACTTTTTAC